TGAGATCACTGCGTCGTCCAGCGGCGGCACGGTTAACACCGTTGCGACCGCCCCGGCTTCGCTCAACGTGACCCTCAACGGCACTTCCTACCGCATCGCGCTGCACAGCTAATGCGCCTCTTATCTCGCCTCACGCTGGGTGATGGTGGGACGATCATCGCATCGTCGGCTTCCACGAACACTGGAAGCTACGATGCGGTGACGGCACTCACCCAATCCACGGCCACGCTCGTTATTAGCGGCGCGACCTCCACGGCAACCCTTGCGGCCAATGTCACCGTCTACGGCGATATTGCCCAGGTGGCTCTGACCGGTGGCGGGCTTGCCATCTACGTCCGCAAGGACTAAAAAGGAGGCCCGTCATGGGTCGTCAGTGGAACACGATTATTGAGAGCCTGGGTCCGCTTTCCGGCGGCACCATGTCCATCAACGCCAATCTCACCGAGATCGAGGCGTTGCTTACCACGCTTCAGGCGGACGTGGCCGATGGTATACCCGCAGTTCGCGGAACTACCAGCACCGGAACCCTGACGGTTTCTACCAGCAACGGAACCTTGTTTGCGACCAACTCCACCCGCAATTATCTGCTTGTGCAATGTACCAGCGGTACGGTGTTTATTGACACCAACGGAACCGCCAGCGCGACCGACGACATCCAGCTTACATCCGGCCAAGGCATTGTCTGGGAATCAAACTTCATCCCGACCGGCGCAATCGCTGCCATAACCTCAACCGGCACTGGCCGGATCGTCGGGATTCAAGGCTAGCCATGGGCTTCTTCGGCGGCGGCGGGGCGGCTCCCGCCAACATGACAGGGAGTTCGGCAACTCAGGCAGGAGTGGCGGGCTTGGTTCCCGCTCCGGCGGCGGGGGATCAGGAAAAGGCGTTGCGAGGGGACGCTACTTTTGCTCATCCGGTTTTTTTTCCTCAATACAAATTATCCGCAACAAGTAGGTTTTTCAGCTTTCCATCCGCTGGATCAACTGGCGATAGTGGAATTGCATTTAATTCAGCACTTAATCTTGTTCCAATTTGGGTTCCGGAGACGGGGACGTATACCAAAATCGCTGTCCACAATACAACTACAAATGCAACAGGAACCTGTAGAATTGGAATTTACAATGCCGACACGGAATTGGAGCCATCAACCCTTGTGCTAGATGCTGGCACGGTTGCATTGGATACAGCTGCAGTTAAGGAAATAACAATTTCTCAATCATTAAATCGTGGACTTTACTATGGGGCGGCAGTTGCAAATCAAAATGTTAATTGGAGATGTCAAAACACAACAGCGTGGCATTTTGTTCTTAATGGAGCAGGGGAGGGCACTAGCACGCTTCGCATGGGATCACACAATGGGCATTACCGTTGGCTTGGGACAGGCTCCACGGCTCACTCCGCATTGCCGACAAATGTAAAAACTACTGGGATCAGCTTTGAATTTAATCAACAAAGCCAGCTAGTTGCCCTGAAAAAATAATATGCCACGCCTAGAGACATTTGAAAACGGAATAAGAGTTTCCGTTATTGACGAAAGAACTTTGCCAGACGCAAAAGCAGAAAGGCTTGACCATGTTAGGTCGGCGGCCACTTGCTGTATTCAATCCGCTGGCCTAGACGAATCCACCCAACAAAACGCCGCTCTCGGCATCTACCCGCCAGAGCGTTGCGAGGCCATCAAGAGCTACATCTCTGCCTGTCGTAACGAATACTTGCGTTGCAAGGCTCTTATTATGGCCGCCCAAACCAACGACGAGGCCGATGCCGTCCAGTTCCTCGCCCCGCCCGTGCCGGAGGGGATCTAGTCCATGTGGAAAAGATTCGCCATCTGGCTGACCAATTTGAGTTTGCGTTTCTTGATGACGCGCAAGGAGTACGCCTGTTTCAAGGAGGCGTTGAGGTTTGCCGGGGAGAACAACACGGTGGCCAAGGAGACGAAGTACATCGGGAAGGTGAAGCACCTTCTATCCGTCAACCGCTCGATCAAGCGCATTGTGGAGGAGGGTCGGGATCGGGACGAGATTGTGGACGCGGTGGTGCATCTGGCGGTTGCCCTAAAATATTTGGAGGGAAAAGGTCGTGAGTCTTGATGAGATCCATGATCTTCGGGAAAAGTTTGGGACCATGTCCGAGCGGTTGGCTCGGATGGAAGAACGCCAAGTTACCCTGATCGGGATGGTCGAGCGTTCCCTATCCAGCTTTGGCGACCTGTCCAACAGGGTCACTTCCCTAGAACACCTTAAAACCAAGATGCTCCTTGTGGCGGGCGGTATTGGTGCTATTGTCAGTGTGGTCTGGGATGCGATCCGCTCCAGGCTCACCCACGGAGGATAAATGCCCACTTTAGGTACACAGAACATCTCGACCAGCTATCCCCAGCTTCTGAAGACTTTCGGGACGGGCGGCTTGGATGGCAATCTTCAGATCATTACAGATGGTGACAACACCTCCTCGGCCCTAAGTCTTTCCACCACCGGCGTGCAAAGCACCGGCTCTTTGGCGGTGGATGGAACAAGCCTGCTTACCGGAGCAGTCACCTTCGGTGGCAGTTTGACCGCTTCGACAGGCACAGCCACCATTGGAACACTTTCAGCCAGCACGGCGACCATTTCCACGGCCACGGTTAGCACGGCCACGATCAGCACGGCAACAATCAGCACGGCGACAATCCCGACGGTTCTCGGTGCGGTTACTTTTGCCTCCTCGATCACGGCATCCACCGGCACCAACACCCTTGGGACGATTACCTCCAATTATGTCACGGCAGGCACCCAGCAGTTCGGTGCGTCCGGCCCAAAACTTACCGCCGTCAGCTACGGCACGGCAGCGTTCAGCGCATCCACGGCTCCGCAGTACAATTCTGCTGGAACCACGACCGGGACGTTTGCGCTTACCGGTGCTGCCCTGGGCGACATCGTCATCGGAAGCATCAACTCTCTTGGGTCCGCCACCGGAACCGTATTGTTCGCCACCGACTTTCATGTGGCCTCCGCCAATGTCGTAAGGTACAATCTTCTTAACCAAGGCTCGACCGCAGGAACCGTTCCTGCCGGAACCATCTTCGCAACCGCACTGAGGTTTACAAGCTAATGGCCATCAAATTCAACCGCTCACAGACTTTTGCCACCAACGGCACGGTGACTGCCGCCGGTCTGCACAATCTTATTGACGGCACCGATATCTACCAGGCGCTCATTACCGACCAGACCAACCTGACCTCGGTGGGTTCAGCCGACGAGTTGCTGATTGCCGATGCGGACCTTACGGCCAACGACGCGCCCCGTGCGGTCACGGTTTTCGAGTTGTTCAACGACGCCCTTACGGTCAGCACCTATACGGATTTGAATCTTTCTGGAAGCCTTACCTTCGGAACCGCCACAGGGAACCGAACGGTGTCCACCAGCGCCACGATCACGACCGGAACCATCCCCAACCTTACCGCTGGCACAACCACCTCCACGGTGGCGACCATCCCGACCCTGACAGCCGGAACCACCACCTCGACTGCGGCCACGATCACGACATCAACGCTTGGCACCACAACTGCAACATCAGGCACAATAACAACCCTTAATTCAACCACTGGAACAATTTCAAATTTATCCACCACGCTTACCGGCGATCTTACAATAAGCACTGGTTCTGCAACTGTTGGAACCCGCGTTGCCGTGGTCAACACGGCGCAGGAATATACCGCCACCCACAATTTCAATGCCACCAGCCTCACCATCACGAGCGGAACGATTCCTTGGAATCTTGCCGCAAACCAAGTTGCCAAGCTTGAGGTCACAACCAACTCCACGCTCAATACCCCCACCAATCCAGTTGACGGAGCAACCTATATGTTGATCGTCACGCAAGGAACTGGCGGCAGCAACACCCTTTCTTTCAGCACGGCCTACAAGTTCCCTGGCGGTTCCGCCCCCGTCCTGTCAACCGGCTCTGCCGATGTTGATGTCATCGCCTTCGTTTCCAACGGCACCGTCCTCTACGGCGTAACCAGCCAAGACTTCTCCTAAACCCTATGCCCTGGCCCGTCCATCCGACCGGCTTCTTCGGGGCTAGGGGCGACTCCGACACATACCGCATCGAACGGAGTTTGCGGTTCAATTTGGCTGATTCGGCGTATTTGAATCGGACTCCTGCGAGTGCTGGGAATAGGAAAACCTTTACAATATCGTGTTGGATTAAAAGGGGGAAACTAGATTCTGCAGCAACTCAATACACATTATTTAACTCATATGGTTCAGGAGACGACAGCGGATATTTATCAATATATTTTTATCAAGATATATTAAGAATAACTGGCTGGTCTACTTTATGGAGGGCAACGACTCAGGTATTCAGGGATATATCCGCTTGGTGTCATATTGTTATTTCTGTTGATACAACTCAAGCTACCGCTGACAATAGGATTAGGGTTTATATAAATGGTTCTGAAATAACATCGTTTTCAACAAAAAACAACCCATCTCAAAATCTTGATTTGGCTTGGAATAATTCGACTGTTCATCATCTAGGAGCAGATGCGTATGTCGGGCCAAATCAATATATTGATGGATACCTTGCAGAAATATACAACATCGACGGCCAAGCCCTAACCCCATCCAGCTTCGGCGAAACCGATGCCATCACAGGCCGCTGGAAGGCCAAAGCGTACAGCGGAACGTATGGGACGAATGGGTTTTATCTGAAGTTTGCTGACAACTCAGGAGCAACAGCGACTACGCTTGGCAAGGACTCAAGCGGTAACGGCAACAACTGGACTCCTAACAACTTCTCCGTGACCAGCGGAGCTGGGAACGACAGCCTTGTGGATAGCCCGACGAATTATGGGAGTGGAACTAGTACAGTTGGAAATTTCTGCACATGGAATCCCCTGATTAACGGGGATTCTGCGTCAAATGGTAATCTTGATGTAACAAACGACACAGCTCGCGGAAACCATGAGCTGATGAAATATGATGCTTACTGGGAAGTCACTGCAACTGGAGGAACCTGCCTTGCTGGGATCATTTCAACGGCAGCCACAAGCACCATCACGGTTGGGTCTGCCAAGACATTCGGATTCAAGCTATCCGAGGCTGGCGTTTTTGAGTATGCAAATATTACCGATGGTAGTTCGTTTACTAGTCAAGCTACTGCAACAACTCCACCATTCCCATATGCAAGCACAGGCGCGTCTATCACGGCTTCCATAAATTGCGGACAAAGGGCTTTTGCCGGGACACTTCCGCTTGGATATAAACCAATCTGCACAACAAGCTTGGATAAGCCGACGATCCAGAAGCCTAGTACGGCGATGGATGTGGTGACTTATACTGGAACAGGCGCAAGCCAAAGCATATCCAGCCTTGGGTTTTCGCCTGACCTTGTTTGGATCAAGGGAAGGAGCGGAGCCACGGATCATGCGCTTTATGATGTTATCCGTGGATCACAGGCAAGGCTTGAGTCAAACACGACAGATGCCGAGGCTACTTCCGACAATGGACTTACATCATTTGATTCTTCTGGTTTTACTATTGGTACACTCGCACAAGTCAACACCAACACGGCAACCTATGTTGGCTGGTCTTGGGACGCAGGATCAACCAATTCAACCAACACCGCTGGCTCCATCACCAGCACCGTCAGGGCAAATCCGCAGGCTGGGTTTAGTATTGTGAGTTGGACTGATGACACCTCAACAAATAATAGGGTTGGCCACGGGCTTGGGATTGTTCCTAAAATTGTAATTTACAAACCAAGAAGTGCTTCTGGGTATAATTGGAACTTCTGGACTACGATTATAGACGGGAGTAACGATGTATTATACTTAAATCTGACGAACGCAAAGGCAGATATTAGTGCTAGTCATACTTCCCCAACATCAACAACAATCTCAAATTATGGTTCTTGGGGAGGTGCAACAATGATCGCCTACTGCTTCGCCGAAATCGAAGGCTACTCCAAGTTCGGAAGCTACACAGGAAACGGGTCAAGTGACGGGCCGTTTGTGTGGTGCGGGTTTAGGCCGAGGTATGTCCTAATCAAGCGAACCGATAGCACTGGCGATTGGAATATTATAGACACATCAAGAAGTATATTTAATCAAACTAATAATGTATTGTGGGCAAATCTTTCGGATGCCGATGCGGCTGGGCAGGGAACTGATATATTATCCAATGGTTTTAAGTTAAGAAGTAATGGTTTAGTTACAAATGCTTCTAACGGAAATTTCATCTTCGCCGCCTTCGCCGAATCCCCTTTCAAATACGCAAAAGCAAGATAAGGAGACACTATGTGGATCACATCAACCAATAACATCATCCGTCAACCCCATGGCATCCGCATAGGAGATGTCAATCATCCGGCCAGTATCTTTTGGTGCTGGAGCAAGGAGCAGCTTGCCGAGATTGGCATCAAGCCCTACCACCCTGGGAGCGTACCGGCTGGCGAGCGGGTCACAGGCGCGTATACTGAGGAGGTGGATGGCGAGGTGTATGAGCGTTTCAACACCGAACCCATCCCTCAACCAGAACCCGCACCTGAACCTGCACCGGAACCCACCCCAGAGGAGCCAGTAAATGACCCTGTCTGAAATCGCCCAATACGCAGGCGAGAAGGTCGGCAAGACCGACTCCGACACGCTGGTTTTCCTCCAGAAAGCCGCAAGCCTGGCTTACCGCCGGGTCTGGAACTTTGCCCCGTGGCGCGAGACTGTCACCAGTTCCACTTACTCGGTCGGAACCAACCGCACCGTTACCCTCGGAACCAACGTGGAGACACCGCTCTCAGTATCCTATGACCAATCCGAAGTTGAACCCATCGACCTTGCCACCATCATCAGCCAAGACGCTGATTTGCTCGAAGACACCCGCACGGGTACTCCGGTGCTGTATCACTTTACTGGCCGCAATACGAGCGGAGTTGCACAGCTTGATCTGTATCCGCGATTGGATACCGCCGGTACGATAAGTTTGCGCGTGGTTGAGAAGCTAAAATGCCTGACCCGCACAAACATCATTGTGGACTTTCCGCCGACCACGCAGGCGCTGGACGACGAACTCCGCTTGCCCCACGTCCATCAGGTCGTGCTTTCCCTGACCCACGCGGACGCACTTGAGCGTGAACGGCAGTATGCCAAGGCGCAGTCTGTCGTGCAGACAGCCAATGCCGACCTTGCGGTCATGGCCAACTACGAACTGAGCCAGGTGGGCGGGATCAAGCAGATCACGCCGTCCAGCTTGGGCGATCTCACCACAGAAGAAATTACCGCTTCCTAATGCCCTACTACTCGGACAACCTCGACGACCTATTGGCGTTTGACGGCATCCGCAGTTTTGCGGGTGGTCAGGCCAGCGGTCTGCAATCCGACCTTCTGGCCGAGAACCAGGTTCAGCAGTTGGTCAACATGACCCTGTCGCCCAAGGGCAGCCTTGAGACTCGGCGCGGTGTCACCAATTTCAACACCACGGCCACCAGCCAGGAAGGCTCGATTGGAGGGATGCGGTACTACGACACGGCTCAAAATGAGGATCTTGTCACCGTAACGCAGGGGCGGCTTTACAGCATTGATTCAAATGGAAATGCCACCCTGCATCCACAGGATGAAATTTGGAACAGTTTTACCGGGGCAACCCGCACTTGGGACAACGAGAACCAACAATGGTCGGACGGTTTTTCCACGACTTACGATGTCAAGGTCAGCATGGCGCAGTTCAACGACAAGATGTATCTTGCCGATGCGGATGGTCCGCTCTATTACTATGACGGAGACATTGCCACCCGTCAGGGCGGGAAGGTTCGGGCGATCACCATCTCGACTGGAGGAACTGGCTACACCAGCGCTACCGCAATTGTGAGCGGCCCGGATTGGGGTGGCACGTTGCCGACCCTGATTACGCAGGTTGCCGGTGGTGCCGTTACCGGCGTCACCGTGGTGGATGGCGGATCTGGGTACTCCGGCGCACCGACCGTGACCATCATAGGCAACGGCTCTGGTGCGACCGCAACCGCAACGGTCAGCCCTCCTCCGCTCAATCTCAGGCTTTTAATCAATACCGGCAACCGCCTTTTTGGAGTGGGGTCTGCGGCCAACCGCAACACGCTTTACGCCTCAGACATTCTGGATGCCTCGATCTGGGATTCGGCCAACAGCGCCATTATCAATGCCGACGACGGCGATGAGATCACAGCCATCGTTCCGTACTATGAGAACCGCATCATCGTTTTCAAGAAGCGGCGCATATTCCAGGTGACAATACCGCCGGACATGACCAGCGCTGCTGATTGGGTGATCCAGCTTATTTCCAACAACACAGGCTGCGTGGCCGAAGGTTCCGCCGTCCAGGTCAATTCTGACATCTTCTTCCTTTCCGACGACGGCATCAGGTCACTGGTGCGGTCTGCGGCGGACGACTTCACCTCGGTAGGACTGCCAATCTCAGAAGTCATCAAGGATGTCATTCAGGAAATCAACGTGGCTGAGATTGGAATCAGCACGGCTGCGTTCTATGACAACCGCTACTTCCTTGCAGTGCCGACAGGTTCCAACGATTTCAACGACACCATCATCGTGTACAACACCGTGCTGGGCGCATTTGAGGGTACATGGACCCCGAATGTGATGCAGTTCACGCTGACAAACTTTCAGGACGAAGGGCTTCGGCTGATGATGAAATCCACAACTGGACAGATCCAGAAGTACAGCGGCTATAAGACCCCTGCCCAAGTGACGACCGCAGACTACCAGGATGCCGGGGTGGATTACGAATCCTATGTCCGCACCGCCGACTTGGACTTTGGCGATCCGTTTGCCGAGAAGCATGGCAGCCACTTTGAGGTGGTCTTTGACGACTCCTTCTCGACCGACACGACCATCTCCATCCAGCGCGACTCAGACGTGGGAGACATCGACGTTCAGCCCAATCTGAATGTTTCCAGCGCAGTGCTAACCCTGCCTTTTGTTCTACCAGCGCAGTTGCCGTCCTCAGTCAAGAAAAGAATTGCCAGCGACCTGCGGGCATACGAGAAATGGCGTCTATTGAACATCAAAATTCAATCCGCAGCCAACAAGCTTGCCATCCGCCAGATCACGGCGGCTGCCAACCCGGACACCATCGAGGTGCAGAAGACCCTGTGACGGCTGTGGAGTTTATTGAGGCATCCGGCGTTCCTGAGTCCATGTGGCCGAATTTCAGGGAATGGTTTGAATGGCACACCGAACGTGGTTTGGTTGGCGTGGCCAAGGATGGCGACAAGGTGGCTGGAGTGGCCATTGCCAGGTGTGTAAAGGGTCTGGAAGCCCCTGAGCCTTATGAACATGACGAAGCTGGCGAGAGTGTGTTCGTGGACTTGACCGTGACCTCGATTGATGGTAAAAGTAACGCCTTGAGTCGCAAGGCTCTAAAGTGCCTGCTGTCGATCCTTTGGGATCGTTTTGGTCCGCGCAGGAGGATCACCTTCAAACGCAATGGCTTTTACAAGGAGTACGACTACTACAACTTTATGCGAAAGGCACTGAACTAACATGGGCGGCGGACCTAAAATACCCTCACCTCCTCCTCCTCCAGACCCGGAAGCAGTGGCAATGGCCAACGCCAAGGCTTACCGCATGAATGTGGATACCTACATCGAGAAACTGCCTGAGATGACGGCGGTGGAAAACAAGATGCGGATGCAGTATATGCCGCAGCAACGGGAGCTGGAGCGCCAGTTGTCCGCGCTTGACCAGTTGGCTGCGGTTCGCTCCGGGCTTGAGACAGAGCGTCTTTACGGCCCGCAACGCAGCCTGGAAACGCTCCGCCGCTCCTATGAGCTATCCCCGCAGGGCTATGCCCTCCAGCGCGGACTGGGGGCGCAAATGACCCGCCAGTTTGCACAGCTTTACGGAAGAAGCCCCTATGAGTCGGT